CGAGGCCGATGCAGTCTGTCATTACAACGGCACTCGCTTTGACATTCCTGTGCTCAATAAAGAGTTCCTGCTGCATCATCTGGCACCGCCTGCTCCGTATAAGCAGATTGACTTGCTAAAGGTAGTTCGTAAAGAGTTCCGTTTTGCAAGCAATAAGTTAGACCATATCGCACAGCGTCTTGGGCTTGGTCAGAAGACTGCACACGAAGGCTATCAACTCTGGGTAAAGTGCATGAACAAAGACCCTGCTGCATGGAAAGTAATGGAGAAATATAATAAGCAGGATGTTCTTCTGCTGGAGAAAGTCTATGATCGTCTGCTACCTTGGATTAAGTCTCACCCTAACCATAACCTCTTCGATGGTCGTGGTTGCCCCAACTGTGGAAGCCATCGATTGCAGAAGCGTGGATTCACCTACACCACCACAGGAACCTTCCAAAGATTCCAGTGTACGGATTGTGGTTCCTGGTCCAAATCCTCCAAAGCAGTGAAGGAGCATTCAAGCATTACATTAGTAACATAGGGGAGAAGTAATGTCGTTAACGCTCAGGGACATAATGGAAAGGATGGCTAAACTTGACGAGATAACGCTGCTGGAGGTATTAGACATATCATCAGAAGAAATTATTGAACGGTTTGCTGATAAGATTGAAGATAAGTTTGAAGAATTGGAGATAGACCTAGATGACTAAGATGAAGCCGTATTCCGAATTTATAGCAAAAAGCAGATACAGTCGGTTTCTGCCAGAGATGGATCGCCGTGAGCATTGGGAAGAAACAGTAAATAGATACACCACGTTTATCTATAAGCACCTACAAGAGAAACACAATTACAAGATGTCCGATGAACTCTATCGTGACATCCGTGATGCCATTGTTGGCCTAGAAGTCATGCCATCAATGCGTGCTATCATGACTGCTGGCAAGGCGTTGGAGCGTGATAACACCGCTGGCTACAACTGCTCATATCTGCCTATCGATGATCCAAAGGCATTTGATGAGGCTATGTATATCCTGCTCTGTGGCACTGTGGTAGGCTTTTCTGTGGAGCATAAATATGTTAACCAATTACCTGAAGTCCCGGATCAGTTGTTTGAGTCTGAGACTGTTATTTCTGTTGCCGATAGTAAAGAAGGATGGGCAAAAGCACTACGCCAAGTCATCGCTCTTTTATACTCTGGGGAAGTGGCAAGGTATGACCTATCCAGAATTAGACCTGCAGGAGCCAGACTCAAAACCTTTGGAGGCCGTGCCTCTGGTCCAGGGCCTTTGGATGAACTTTTTAAATTCACTACTGCCAAATTTAGAGCAGCCGCAGGTAGAAAACTTACATCAATCGAGTGTCATGATATTCTGTGCAAGATCGGGGAAGTTGTTGTTGTGGGTGGAGTACGCCGATCTGCAATGATTTCCTTGTCGGACCTTGAAGATGATCGGATGAGAGGAGCCAAGAGTGGAGACTGGTGGACACATAACGGACAACGAGCACTTGCTAACAACTCAGCAACTTACGTTACTAAACCAGATATTGGACAGTTTCTCGCAGAATGGACAAGCCTTTATAACAGTCACTCTGGAGAGCGAGGGATCTTTTCACGAGCCGCAAGTAAAACTCAGGCTAAGAAAAACGCAAGGCGCGATGGAGATTATGATTTCGGAACAAATCCCTGCTCAGAAATCATACTACGACCCTATCAATTCTGTAACCTTACAGAAGTCGTTGTACGCTCCGATGACACCACTGAGTCACTCGCTAAGAAAGTTCGTATAGCAACGATTCTTGGTACATTTCAATCTACGCTGACACACTTTCCGTATCTTCGGAAGATCTGGCAAAAGAACACTGAAGAAGAGCGCCTCTTAGGTGTTAGCCTTACAGGCATCTTAGATAATCACTGGATGGGAGAAGTCTGTGAAAGCACTGCGAAGAATCTTGAACAGCTACGAAAGATCGCTGTGGATACCAATTCTGAGTTTGCAACTGTTCTTGGCATCCCTCAGTCTACTGCTATCACTTGCGTCAAACCTTCTGGCACTGTGTCTCAACTTGTTGATTCTGCCTCTGGTATTCATGCTCGACATAGCCGCTATTACATACGCCGTGTTCGTGGAGATAAAAAAGATCCTCTCTCGCAGTTTCTAGCGGTTGCTGGTGTGCCTGTCGAAGACTGCGTAATGCGACCAGACAGCACAGTAGTCTTCTCATTTCCGATGCAGGCTCCAAAAGGAGCACGGTTGCGTGACGATCTAACAGCATTGGAGCACCTTGATTTATGGTTGATGTATCAGCGGCATTGGTGTGAGCACAAACCGTCTGTGACGATCTCTGTTAAAGAAGATGAGTGGATGGATGTTGGCGCATGGACTTGGAGAAACTTTGATGAAGTCTCTGGCGTGTCTTTCCTGCCTTGGGATGGTGGATCATATCGCCAAGCACCGTATGAGGAATGCTCTAAAGAAGTCTATGAGGATCTGCTGTCAAAGATGCCAGCAAATATCTACTGGGATACTCTGTCAGAGAAGGATGATAATGTCGAAGGTGCACAGACATTGGCGTGCGTTGCTGGTCACTGCGAGATATAAATATGGAAATAGATCTGTATCTTATATCAGGCTGTATGCTTGGTGCTGAATTTGTGCACCTTGATGAATATGATGGCTTTTCTAAAGGCATCGTCATCGATGTATTTGTGGTGCGAATAATGTTTCTTTGGTAGTCTAGGTGCTGTCCTTTAGGGCCTCTTCGGAGGCTCTTTTTTTTATGGCTTTAGGTATAATGCTCTTTCGTCCTTACGGCGCTTTACAAGGCCAGGCAGTTCTTTGCCGCCAGCCTTGGTCCACGACATAAAAGCCTCAGCAGCGCCTTCAAAGTCGCCTCTGTTATGGCACATCCTTATTGTAGAGCGTTGGAGATTGCCGAGACCCACGTTGAAAGAGAAGGAAACAAGTGCATCAAACCTAGACTGAGTAAGACCAGAAGGACATAATCGTAATACTCCTCGCTCAAACGAAGCCAAGTCTGTGGCAAGTATGTCATCGACTTCTGCCATTGAAAGGGTTCTGTCCCATCCGTCTGGGATTGGTAAGTTTTTTCTGTCATTTAGTGGAACCTTTATATGGTTGGGATCGATAACGTGGCCTACGCCGATGGTCCACAGCAGAGCAGGACAGCGATAAGGCTTAAATCGCACACCTTCGTGATGAGCAATCATCTTTTTTGCTTCATCAGATACTTTCATGTTTACACCTATCAAAGTGCCATCGTTTCATGGCATTCCCTTTACCATTTTTTCCACACTTCGGACAAACAATACTTTCCATGTGTAAATATGCTTGAGACAATTTCTTTTTATGGTCTTCAGAAAATGTTAATTTCTTACCAAACATAGGGTTTTTATTACCAGACTTTGCTTTAGATATATTTGCTCTGTATTCTTTTGACCGTTCCTTACCTTTTGGATTTGGAGGTATAGAACCTCCTTTGGCTATATTCCATCCCATATTTTCATTAGGTCGTAACATTTCTTCTAGCAAACAGGCTGCTTCATAATCTAAATTAGAAGCCAAGACTACAAATTTTATGTTGTCTTTATATTTTTCTAATGCGTATTTTAAATGCGGATTTGACTTCTTTTTATTTAATCTGTGTTGAGCAAATCTTTTATCTGTATCTTTTGTAATCCCAATGTATCCATAGTTTAATAACGGACCATTTCCAGGATTAATGGTTATGTGATATACAGAATAAATCATTTCTTAAACGATTGTGTACCGAACCAGAAGGCAATCACCGATGAGAAGATGATGGCACTGTCCTCGTCCCAGAGGATTTGCATAGCCACATCAAAAGGTACACCAGTCTTCCATGCGTAGAAGAATCCAAAGATGTTCACAAACAGAAGCATACAGAACATACCATAGGTGATGACTGGCCTTACAGAGGCACGCAGATTCGTAACCCACAGCGATGCGCCTTTACCGATGGCAATGTCATGTGCATACAGTGCTTCTCGTTCCTGCACCGCTGTCTGCATAGCTACCTGATCTGTCCTGATCTCTTCTATGCGAGCCTGTGCCACAAAGCCACGCTCCAGCATCTGCAGTTCACGCTCAGTCTGCATCCGTGCTAGTTCAAGTTCATGTGCCTTATCTGACCTGTCTTGAAAGAACTCAAGGATCTTGGGCATACCGCCCATGAGGAAAGAGATTAGTGTAGATAATAGTGTAATCATTACATCAGCCCCATCATTTTAAAGATTCCGTACACCACAGTCGATGCCACTAACAGCCACAGCATCTCTCGTCTGGTTTCCATGCGTTTGCGATACATCTCATCAGTTAGTTCTAGGTGTTGTTTACGCATTTGTGTTATAAGTGACTTGACTTCGGACACAGCAGAGCGACCATACTCCTGCTCAATCTGTTTATACATCTCTGCCTCTGCGTCACGAATCTGCCTAATGATCTTGTATTCTTCATAGGCATTGACGAACATCATGTCTCCACGGCGTTCAATCTGTTGTTGCTTACGCTTCCAGGCAACACGAGCCTTTGCTTCCTCGTCTAAGAAAGCATTTACTTCTTTTGCTGTTTCCTTGATCTCACGGCCTACAGCAACGGCTTCTTTGATGCCTCCTAGCGCAGCCCTAGCGGTTGCGGCTGGATCGGACATAGTTTATTGTTGTGGTTGTTGTTGCTGTTGTGCAAATAAAATTGCACCAGCAGACCTTGGACCAATCTTTTGAATTGCTGCTTCAACTGCTTTTCGTGCTTTTGATGGTTCTTTCATTAATTGTTGGGCAGTTTTATATGAAATACCAGAAGCAACAAGAACAGGTATTGCTACTTGAGGACTAAACAGTGTTAGTGCTGTTCCAGTAGCAATTTTACCGCCAATAACTGCTTGACGATAACCAAAAGGAAGAACATCCTTATCTTTACCAATTACATCTACTGCTCGTTGTGCAAACTGCTGCATTGGAGCAGCACCAGCGCCAGCCTGTAAAGTAGTTCCTTGTGTTACAGCAGCCTGCGCTAACTGCTCTGCAGAGAAATCACCACTTTCTCTGAATGCTTTTTGTGAAGCATCAGCAAACCGATACAGTTTAGCCCAAGCATCGTCTGCTTTAGCAATAAGACCAGTAGTGTCTACACGACCAGTAAAGGCTCTAAAAGCATTCAACATATCTTCATAACCTGCTGTTCTAGCAAGGCTATCTGCATCAGTTCCTTTACCATACTTTTCAATTTGATCTTTTAAATATCGATCAATTTCTTTTAATCTTGATCCTGTTGCAGTTGGAATTTGAGTAACACCGGCAGGAACCATTGCTCCTGGCTGTATTGGACCAAGTTTAAACTTATTTACTACGTTTGCTTTTATTTCATTTTCAAATGATTTTGCTGCTTTTGGGGACAGTTCGTTTGTAGCACGAGATAGGACAGTACTAATATCGTTAGCAAACTGATTATCTGGAAGTACATTTCCTAGTTTAGTAAAAGCATCATCATAATATTCACTGATCTTTTTTTGCACATATCCAGAAGCTTGCATACCGTCTTTAACTGTTTTTGGAAGTGTTTCATCAATACTGCTTAAAACTTCATTAGCAGCGGAACGTGTAAAAGACTGTCTAATTGATTTTTCTGATGGCCCAAAACCAATACTCTCCATTTGTCTAAATACCCATCCAGGAACTCCTTCGTAGGCTTGTCCAGGGGCAACAGTAACGCCTTGAGCCATCTGTTCTCTAGCACCTGCTTTTAATTCTGGCGTAAGAGCAGCGCCAATCTTAGAAATAGCACCCCCAGCAAGACCAGAAAAGCCAACATCTTTAGCCTTTTCTAAAAAGAAATTATCAGTCTCTTCTATTGGTGTAGTAACAGGAAGAAGTGCTGCAGAACCGACACCAGCGGCAACACCAGTAGCAGTTTTACCGCCTAAGAATGTTTTCCATTTAGAAGCAACTTCTGCAACTTTTATACCAGCAGCGGCACCACCAAGAGATGTTGGACTAACTACCTGACCAATTAATCTAGGAATTTCAATTCCAGTCTCTCCAGTTCGCTGGCGCATTGCTTGATAGGATGCTTCACGTTGAGCAACCGCACGGCGACCTTCTTCACCGCCAAATAACTGAATTGCTGCTTCAATAGGATCAACAACTGCACCTTTAACTGTTCCAACAATTGCACGACCAACAGGCCCAACTTGTGCTGGCTGTTCTACTTGAACACCTTCAGTGCCTTGAACAACTTCAGAATAAGGCATTGCAAGAAGACGTTGTCTTTCTTGTTTAGCATATAACCTTTGTGCTTGTGCAATTACTACATCTTGTGGCGCATTCTCTGGACCTTCTACGGTAATTGTTTTTCCGTCTGGTGCTTGAACAGTATATGTAGCCATTTTTTACCTTACGTTTAGAATTTTCCAACCTTGTGTACTTTGAGCAGGCACTGCTGGTTGCGTTTGTGGCGCAGTAGGAACCTCAGCAACACTTGGTTGTTGTGTGGAAGGCATTTGACCAGAAACAGCATTTCTCCAGTTAGTATAGTGTAAAACAACTTTATTTAAATTCTTACTTAACTGTTCTGGAGATTGTCTATTACTTAGTGATGTTAAAGCAGCCTGTAAGAATTCCAATTCTTTTAATGCCACCTGACCAAGCGCACCCCCAGTGGGGGAGGCCTCTCTCATTACTTGTAGTTCTTTAAATCCAAGGTTAGCCTGAATTGTTTTTAAGTTTTCTTCAAGATCAACTGCTGCAGGAATACCAAGCGCACTTAAAGGCCTGCCTAGCATACCTGCTGTAAATCCACTAACTTGCCCAAGAGCAGTTTTAGCAACAGTTATAACATTGTCTGCAACACCAAGTGAACCTTGTAACTTGTTTTGCCGTGCCTCTTCTTTATCCATCTTTTTAAGATCTGCTGCTTCAATACGAAGTTCAAGATTTTGTCTAGCAAGATCAATACGCTGTTGTTGCATTTCTCGTTGAAATGCCATTCTTTCTCTTCGTGCTTCTCCTGCTTGTAAGGATGCAATAACCTTATCTGGAGAACCATATTTCATTAATACTCTATTATAATCTTCTTCAGTTGCAGTTGATGGTAACTGTGAAAGTTCTTGTCTTAATTGCTCATCAAGATTAACTTGACGCATTTTTGCCTGTGTCTCAACAATATCTTTTTGCGCCTGAGCACCTTTAGCAAATACTTCTGCTTGCGTTTTTTGTTTTTGTTGTGCTAAGTTAGCCGCCTCTTGCCTCATAGCCAACGCCATGCCACTAAACTGAGGTAACTGGTTTAGATTGTTTGCAAGCTGCACAAGGCCTTCCGGCGTACCAAGATCAACCTCTTGTTGTGTGCGCTGAATAATGCTACTAAGCGCCTGTTGCGGTGTTTGTTGACCAAATGCACCAGTAATATTCTGTTGCAACGAACCACCAGTGCGTCCAATCAGCCCAGAAAACGCTTGCATAGGATCAGAAGCAACTGGTTGCTGTTGTCCCATTGATAGACCGAATAAAGATTGCATTACATTCGCCATATCTGTTCCTTAGAAGAAAATACCGTAGTCCTGATAGCCGTATTGTGGCCCAGTTCCTTGACCAAGTGAAGATGTTCCCCTAGTGCCGCCAAATAATTGACCAAGGTTTAAGTTACCAAGAACATTGCCTTGCTGTGTCGGTAGGCCAAACAAACCTCTAGTAGCGCCACCAAGGCCAGCCAAGGCCTCACCTCTAGCTTGCAATCCTAACTGCTCATAAGGCGCACGCATCCGCAGGCCTTGTAACGAGGATTCAGCCTGTAGGAGCGCATTACGGCTGGCAACGGCTCTTTCCT